CCAATAATGATGGCTAACTCATTCATCTCTTGCTCTTTTTCTTTAGCCTTCTTCTCTGCTCTTTCTAACGATCTGAGTTCTCTGGCATCATCCACATCCATCTGCTCTTGACGGGCTTTAATCTTGTTCCAGACATCAATCTTGCCTGTTGTCATGAAAAGCATCTTTAACTCTTCTTCAAACGCTTTAGCTTGATCTAAAACCATCTCAATCTGGAGAGCAGTCCCCATGTTTGAGCCTTTGTTTTTCTTAGCCTCAATCAATGCTTTAGTAGCAGTTGATTTAGCGTCAAACATCTTGCCAATCATTGGTGCAAGAGAGCCTAAGTCAGAGGCAACCTTACTTGCCTTCTTGACCATGCTGATAGCGTTTTGTATCCCTGCTAGGGCTGTTAGAGGATCAATCATCTCTTATCTACCTTTTGCCATTCAAGACACACAACTTTGCGGTTGTAAACATCACCTGTCCAAGCCCACCTGACGCATCTATATTCAGTTTTATCTTTACTAGATGCCACCAATGTAAACAACAATGATGACATTAGTAACCACTTCACGGATATGCCCAAACTATTATGTAGCTACAAAAAGCCACAAAGACAGTAATACTGACTGCTGCAGTTGTTGCAAGCAGCCAATCTTTCATTTAGTTCCTAAAGAAGTCCATTAGACCTCGAATCGGTTTTTGGGGTATGAATTCATCAGGGTTTGTTACTGCTTCTGTCATTGCCTGACCCATTGCTGTACCCATGCCACCAGCACCTTGAAGTTGCTCACCAAGCAAGAATCTAGTGCCCCCAGGACTACTTAAAGCATTTCCAAGTCTATTTGCCATTGGTGGAACTAATGTGACACCAGCCATTGCTCCTACTGTTGGATCAAATCCTAATGAAGTAGCGGCTCCTGCACCAGCACCAGCGCCCATTCCTGTTGTCATCAAAGGAACAGTCAAAGCACCTGTTTGTGGTGCAACTTTAGGAGTTACAGCACCACGGGTTGCATCAACAATACTACGCAACAAACCTACTTCACCCATTACTTCTGGTGATTGACCCATAACCATACGTTGAGCAGATGGCAACTCAGATCTGCCTAAATTCAATGTTCTGGTAAAAGCAGGAGATGACAACATAGCCGCTGCATCTTCATTTATTGCAGCGCTACGGGCTTGGTTAAGAATTGAGTATTGAGCCGCTTGTCTACCAGTATCAGACATCAAATTAACAGCTAGTTCAGCAGTAGCAGGATTACCTGTCAAGCTAAAACTTTGGGCAATTTTATCAATTTCGTTTGCGGGTGTTTTGCTTGAAACAATCTTGTAGATGTCTTGATCTTGTCTAAATGGGACAACAGTATTTCTAAACTGTTCCATTGCACGAGCGTGTTCTGCACCAGCAGGTGTGTAAACAGGTTTATTGTTTAAAGTTCTAGGAGCAGCCCAAGCATCCACATCATTTGCAAGACCTCCATATAACTTAGACAAAGCTGCTATTTGCTCTTCACCATATGTAGCAGGAGCTTTTTGTACTCTGTTTAATTCAGAACCTACTGATTTTTGTAAAGTTCTTAATTCTTTATAAGTTCCACCACCAGCTTGGTTTAAAGTGGTTGCACGCTCAACAAGCTTGGTAATAAAGGCATTGTCTGCAACTGCGGGAAACTTGTCTAAAACCTCAATAGTTGCATTGCTTGTGTTTGACAAAGGAATTTGAGTATTCCCTGCCAACTTCTCAGCACGATCAAATATTGGAGAAACAGCATCTTTAGCATTGCGATATTGAGTTCTCAAATCTTTAGCAATAACTAGTTTTTCACCACCTTCTTTAACAACAGAAGCAGGTTTAGCTTGTTCAGTAACTCTTTCAATAAGGCTTCTGACTTGAGCAGATTTCAGTTGATTTGCATCTTGTGTTGAATCGCCAAATTGACGAGTTTTACGCAGTAAATTAGAGCCTGGTCCACCAACATCGCCAATATCAATATTGACACCACGTTGAGCAGCAGACTCAATCAATTGACCAGTTACTGGATCACGATAACGTGTGCCAGCAGCAGGGTTTACATTTAATGGATTGGTGTTTCCTGCACGAGCCGCAACAGCACCCGCTGGCAGACCTGCTGCTAAGTTGATACCAAGCAATGCTAATGGGTTTTGAATATCAAATTGGTTACGGGCAATTTCAGCCGCACCAGTACCTGCTGTAGCACTAGCCATCTGAGCAACTGGTTGAGCCGCTAAACCACGACCAACTGCTTGTGTAACAGCGCTTCCTGATTGTTGAAGTAAGCCACCAACACCACCCATCGCAGGTATACCAGCTACTGCACGAGTTACATTGCCAATGCCACGCTCAAAACCAGTTTGTGGTTGTGGCAAACCAAGCATGGTTGCAAAGTTTGACATTGCTTGGCTAGGTGGTTGCAATTGACTGCCAGTAGCTCTGTTAATCAACATATTTAATGGTGATCCAACAATGTCGGCAACCTGCCCTAAGCCTTCCATGCCATAACGAGCAGTTAAGCCTACTTGACGGGCAACAGTATCTGTATTCTGTCTTACAGGTGGTCTATCAACAATTTGCTGACCAACCATTGATGGATCAATAGCACGGAAGTTGGTACTTTGCTGTTGATCGGCATTAGCCATACCTGTCAAATCAATTCTAGGAGCTTGCTGTTCTGTTGGTTGACCAATCATAGAAGGATCAATTACACGATATGTAGCCATATTTGTACCCACAACTTTCTGAACGTAATTTTGTGTTTCTTTAAATGGTGGAACGCCACCATACTTTTCAACATTTGCTGGTCCTGCGTTATAAGCAGCCGCTACCAATTTGGGATCTTGGAATCTTTCTGTTAATTGGCCTAGATACTTAACACCACCACGGATGTTATCTTTCCAATCCATACGATTGACACCAAGATCTTTAGCAGTAGCACCCATCAACTGCATAGGTCCATAAGCACGATCATTGAACCTTGTTTTTGGTCCTATCGCATTGAAAGAGCCACCAGACTCTGTTTCAACAATCTTCTGAACTAAAGAAAAAGGAACGCCTTGCCTTTCAGCTTCTTGCCGAGCAAATTCGTAAACTTGATCTTTTGTAGCCATTAGTCAAACAACACAATGCTGCCAGTAGGTAGGCGATACGCTGTTTTGCCCTTATCAGGACCTTGAGTAACTGGGAACTTAGGCAAATATTTACGCATTTTTGGATCTTCAAAAAGTGAAGCACTACCTTGAGGTGTTTGTGACCATTTTTCAACTACATCTGGCACAGGATTTTTAGCTACATAGTTGTAATAATCTTTACTTCTTTTATTAAGTGATTCTTTTAAATCAATGTAATATTGAATTGCCTCTTCTGGATTTCTGATTTGAGGCCCACGTTGTTTCTGGAAAATAACGTCTGCATTAGATATTGCACCAGACATATCTTGAATATTTGTGGAAACAGTATCAGCAAAAGTTTGTAATAACAAGGGGGCATCAACTGCCATATTTTTTGCTGCTTGTCCACCTATACCTAAGCCTGTTGCAATAGAAGCAATCTCAGATTGGGCTTCCGCAAACCTACCTGGTTTAAATGCTCCACGATTTAAGATGTTTTGCATATTTTGCAAACTGGTATCAGAACTTGAAGCAGCTTGGAACTTCTTAAAAGCATCATCTCTAATAGGCTTGTATGCTTCGTATGCTTGAACTTCTGAAGGAGATAAAGAAGTTGGCATTCCTAAAGCTTGAGCTTCTGTCACACGCTTTTGTCTGCCAGTTGCAGGATCAACAATATTTGTAGGAGTTGTTTGTAAAGAAGCTTGGCCTTTACCCAATTGCTCAGAAAAATTCAATTGTTGAGTTGCTTGTGGAGCACCAGGAATAACACTTGTGCCAATCATTCCACTTGCATCAATACCAAGCATTTGTCCAGGTCTAACTTCTGGAGGAGTAGTCTGAATCATAGACTGCATATAGTTCTGGACAGGGGCCGCAGAATACCCACCAGTTAATGGGTTGTATTGAGATGTAATGCCTTTGTCTTGTGTTGGCAGACCACGCAATATTTCCATATTTGGGTTTAGCAATAAATTACCTTGCACTTTAGGTTGCAATGCAGAAATAGTCTCTCGCATTGGTCCTTGTGCAGCAGTAGGCAAATTAATTACATCTTGCAAAGCATTCTGGATATTGAAAGGTAAACCTCTTGCTCTGGCTGCTTTTAACTCTTCTTGTTGTTGAGCTTGAGCTGGCATCACAGGACCCATGTACTGTGGATTATTTTCATTAAACTGCGTAGGCATATATTTGCCTTGGAAATTAGCAATAGATGCACGATCAGCCGCCTTCTGTTGCATTTCAGTAATAGCACGTTGACCACTCAAATACTGATCTGGTACAGATAAGGCAGACTTCAGACCCATAGATGGGTCATTGCTTAACAAAGAGCCAAGTAAGAATTGTTGAGTAGCTTGCTTTTGCAGGTTACTCTTTTCATCATCACTAAGACCAGTAAGCGCTGCATCAGACAGCAAACCAAGATTAAACATATAGACTCCTTAGATACCCAACAAACCAAGCAAGCCTTGGCGTGAAGTAGATGATGTTTGCATTCCAGAACCACCTCCAACATTGAGTCCCAATGCTTGGTTGATGATCTGTTGTTGCTCCAATGGCAGATTGCGGTAAGCGTCCATCTGTTGTTGAGAGAACTGCTGTTGTTGACCACCAATATTGCTCAAAGCTTGTGCGCCAGCAAGACCCATCTGTTGACCTTGACCTGCAATATTAGACATCTGACCTGCAGCACCCAAACGTGCTTGATTGGCAGTCAATCCTGCTTGTTGATTAGCTAAGTTAGCTTGCAAAAAGTTTTGAGCATTGGTCAACCCTGCTTGCTGAGTTAATCCTGCTTGTTGGGCAGCACGAGCGTTAATAGCCGCTTGGTTAGCTAAACCTGCTTGGTTAAACGCAGAAGCTCCAAACTGATTAGCTTGATTCTGATAACCCAAGTTTGCCAATGTCATTGCTTGTTGATTACCAGCATTAAACTGATTCATTTGATTCTGAGCCGCAACATTAGAAAGACCTGCTTGTTGCAAGTTGGCTGCATTAAACTGCTGACCTTGATTTAATGCGGCCTGATTAGCAAGTGCGGCAGCATTTGTAGCACCTGCACCAAACTGACCAGCTTGGTTCAAGGCAGCCGCATTAGTCAAACCTGCTTGTTGTAGATTACCCGCATTGAACTGAGCTAAAGCATTTTGAGCAGCGGCATTCTGTTGAGCAATAGTGTTCTGAGCGCCAGCACCAAACTGCAATGCTTGGTTTTGAGCTGCTTGTGAAGACAAACCTGCTTGCTGAAGTTGTTGGGCATTAAACTGAGCCAAAGCATTACCTGCTGCTTGGTTAGCCAAACCTGCTTGTTGGAAATTACCAGCGTTATATTGCGCCATCTGGTTAGCAGCCGCTTGGTTTGCCAATGATGCTTGGTTACCTGCTTGTGCTCCAAACTGAGCCGCTTGATTAGCCGCTGCTTGTGTAGATAAGCCAGCTTGTTGCAAGTTGCCCGCATTGTACTGAGCCATTTGATTGGCGGCTTGTTGGTTAGCCAAAGCCGCTTGTTGAGCATTCTGAGTATTGAGTTGTCCAGTAGACACATCAACACCTTGATTAGCCAAAGCAGCCCTCAGATTTGCATCTTGATTTGCCAACCCAAATTGACCTGCCAATTGCAATGACTGTTGAGTAGTAGCAACGTCTTGAGCTTGGTTAAGTTGTTGTGCTTGCATCTGACGAGCCAAATCAGCTTCAGAAGCTTGTTGGGCAGCAGCATAAGCAGCAGCATTCTGTTGAGCAACCAAACGTGCGGCATTCTCACCAAAAGCACGATTAGTCTCTGCTTCTGCAACACCCTGACGAGATCCACCATAAGCCCTAGCAGCAGTAGCTTGTGCGGCAGTACGTTGTTGTTCAAGTTGTCGTGAACGCTCTAAATCCTGCAAGCTTTGCTCAGTAACTGCCTGAGTATAAGGATTCATGTACTGCTGAATATTTTGATTTAAGAATGAACCAGCATTAACATCACGAATATTAGCCCTAGCTTGAGGAGCAATCTGTCCTAAAGCTTCTGAAGTTATGTCAGCACCAGAAACACCTTGCACGCCAACATCACGAATAGATGATCGAGCAAGTTGTGCGGCTTGCGCTCTTTCTGCGTCACCAGCAGTAACACCACCAAAACCCTGTGATGTATAACCTAAAGCTTGAGCTTGTTGAGCAGGACCTGCACCAACACCAGAAAACATAGATGCAGGAGCAGCAGTCTGACCACCAAATCCTTGTGAGGTATAGCCAGTAGCTTGAGCTAAAGAAGCAGGAGCCGCTTGTGCGCCACCAAACTGAGAAGCAGTGTAACCAGTACCAGTAGCTACATTAGTTGGTCCTGTTTGCGCTCCACCAAACTGAGATGCTGCACCTGCAGAAGAATACTGACCAGTAGTAGCGTTATAACCTTGTTGAGCAGCCAAAGCAGCAGGGTCTACATTTGCACCGCCATAAGCGTTATAAGTGACATTCTGTGGATTGTAGTTAGCAACACGACCAGCAGTATCAAATGCTGTACGCATACCAGTAAAGGCTTCACCACGGGGGTCAGAGAACTGACGAGCAACATTAAAACCTGCCTGTTGGTCAGGAGTAAACCCTGCAAATTGACGAGCTTCTAAACCACCCGCTACACCCTGTGCGCTTTCTACATTTTTTAGATAAGCATCACGCAATGCAGGATCAAGCTGCGCTGTTTGTTGACTTGAACCACCAGACATAATTACACCTCCGTTGATAGCCAATAATGTGTTGGCTTCATGTTAAATTTGGATACAAAAGTTCTTGACCAGCCTCTACGTCCTGTTAAGGTGATCTTGCGGCATTCCATGTCTTCAGCGAACTTCTGAATATGGGGGGTGAGTGTTTCTAGTTCTACTAGATCACCAGATGCCAAAAATATATGCAAAACCTTCATTCTTGGAAAGTTCTGCACCTGAGTTACTACTGCGCTGTTAGTCCCAGGCCATAATTGCATCGTACAACTGTCAATACAGTCGGCTACGTCCTGCATATTATGAGTGTTATCGTATTCTAAAGCAGGTTCCAGAATTTTCTCTACTTTTTGAAAAGATACAGCCCATAATGGTAGTTCACCATTGGTTTTGTACTTTTCATAGTCAATCATAGTGCTGAAGTTGTCAATATACCGATATTGCTAACCAAAATCTCATATCTAGTGCCGTTTGGACTAGAGATAATCAGTCTGTTGGGAGGGGTTATCTTGCGAGAGCCAATCTCAACATCCTGATTACGCTTGTAAATGTTTGTATCTTCAGACTCAATGATCCTGCGAACATTAGCCTGATCTCTAAAATCATAGGTAGGAGTAGGGCTTGGGAGCTTCAACGCATACCTCCTGGCTTGCCATCCAATCGAATAGTCCCAACACGCCAATCAGTATTGATGTTTCCTTCAATCTTGACTGCAATCTGTCTACCAGTAATACGTACAGAAGTAGGCGTATTCATGGTGTATGGACCAAAGTTATATTCTGCAGCATTGGGGTAAAACTTGGTGCTAAACCTAGCTTTTACATCACCCAAAGTGTTTTCATCAGGAACCAAACCAACAATGTTAATCACTCTGTCGCCAGAAGCTAACTCTACAGGTCCTGACTCAGCAAATGGAACAGCTGAATCGTATGTAAAACCAGTTTCATGGTCATATACATAAGAATCAGATGAAACCATCATTGGCTTATTAAATACACCAGAATCAGTACCGCAAGTCCTACCAAAGCTACCAATAGCCCAATGGTTCTCACGATAGTTGTAACTTACATACGAATCATTTTCAACACTGGCTGAACTTGGATAGAACCACCAAACTTCACCATACATTGAGTTATGGACACAGTAAACTTTAGAGGCTTGCTGATAGTTAATGTTGTTGAAAATGTAGTCACCAACATCACAAGGCAAAGGCTTTACAAAGCCATCAAACATCCAGAATCCAGACTTAGACATCCAAATAGCTGAATTGTCAGTAGCCGCTACTGCTTGACGGGAAATAACACCACATCCAGTACCAATGCGCTCAAATCCATAAACGTATGGTGGACCAATATAAGTAGCCGAATGGACATCTACATCAGTAAACAAGATGGTAGCACCACGAACTCGCTTGCCACACATCAAAGAACCTAATGTGGTCAGATCAAAGTCACCAGCTTGATTGGTAGCACTTGGCGTCCAAGTTGTATTGTTTTCTTGGTCAGACCATTGAACTTTACGAGGATTTCCACCTGCTCCAAGAGCAAATAAGAATCTTTCTTCAGTAACCACTAAACCAGAGTTTCCAGTTGGTGCATTTGTAATTGCAGCGGCTACAGTACCAGTATTTAACTGCCATTCGTAAAGCTTACCATCAGCGTTAGAACAAGCATTTAAATATTGACCCCAAGTATCCATACTCCATGTAGTAGCAGGAGTGTAGGAGCCAGTATCTGGTCTAGCAATACCATATGACGATGTTCCATATGTACCATAGCCATATCCTAGTTTTGCATCAGCATCTGCAATGCCAACAGTAAAAGAAGTTGGAGTAATGTCGTATGGAGTACCGCCTTCATTCAAAGCATATAGCTTTGAGTGAGTGCCAACAGCAGTCCACCTAAGATTACTGTTATCACGCCATGCAAGTATTCCACGTGCAGAGCCTGTTAACTGGTTAGGAGATCGCTTTCTCCATCCACCAATAGGACGTAGTGTGTTCTGATACCAACGTACCAGATTAGAGCTATTCCAGCGTCCCTTAGATTGGTACTCAGTACCATTCTTGTAAACACCAGCAGGGATGTTTAGTGGGATATACATTTATGCAATACCCCAGATGCGAACTTGACCTGCACCGCCCGCACCACCTGCACCACCTGCAAAGGCAGTAAATCCTGCACCGCCACCGCCACCACCACCGCCTGGGAATCCACCCGCAGCACCTGCGGCTCCATTACCAGTAGTAGATGAACCACCACCACCGCCACCAGAAGCCATGCCGTTGGCTAATGTTGCACCTGCAGTACCAGCAACAGTTGCTGCACCGCCTGCTCCACCACCGCCACTACTAAATGACATAGATGTTCCACCAGCACCGCCTGCTTCACCAGGTGCGCTTCCACTCCTATTACCTCCACCAGCGCCTCCTGCACCAGAAGAATGAATTGAGCTGCCACCAGAACCGCCTGCGGTATAAGCAATTCCACCACCGCCACCACCCCATGTAGCTGAATTACCTGCTGCACCACCGCCAGCACCAATATTTGTCAAGAATGATGCGCCATCAGATGGTGTTGCAAATGTAGCAGTTATAGAAGGCGCACCACCATTGCTTGCTGGAAATGTAGAACTTGAAGATGTGCCGTTAGAACCAGCACCTCCTTGACCACCACCACCACCGCCATATGAATAATTAGGGAATGTAGTATTACCTGCTACACCTGCGCCACCGCCATATGCTTTAACAATACTTCCAATAGATGAAAGTCCACCTGCTGTAGCAGCAGCTCCTGCAGCACCAACAGTAGCAGTTACGGAATCACCTGCAGAACCAAAATATGAAAATGGATAGCTGCTAATAAATCTAGAACCTGCACCACCACCAGAACCACCAGTTGGTCCATTGGTTGTGGTATCACCAACACCGCCTGCACCACCGCCACCGCCACCAGCAACAACATCAAATCCAAGTTGTGAATAGCCAGGCGGTAACGTAATTGAAGTGGTAGAAGTAAGTGTTAAAGCAAATGTATTGATAACAACAGACTTAAATGAAGTTCCATTGCACATTACCAAACGAACTTCTTTTGGATACATAATGAAACTTGTCAATCCATCAATAGTTTCTGAACTATTAGGGTCTAAAGTTAAGTTACCAGTTCCAGAATTACCTATGTAGCACCACCATCCTGCGCCCAATGTTGCAGCGGCAACAAATGTCTGTGTAAAAGTACCACTGGTGATGTCAAAGTAATAACCATTGTCAGCAAGACCTAATATTGTGTTTGAGGTTCTTGTTGCAACAGGAATTGAAAAGTTTGTACTGATTGCTGATAAAAGAAAGTTAGTGCCATCTGATTTAACGTAGTAACCTGCTGCACCTGCAGAGGTTAATCCTGTTCCACCATTAGCAATAGGCAAAGTACCTGTTACACCAGTAGTTAAAGGCAATCCAGTAAGGTTAGTTGCAACTCCAGATGTAGGCGTACCTAATAATGGAGTAACCAAAGTAGGAGAAGTGCTTAGAACAACAGATCCTGTACCTGTTTTAGTTCCTACACCAGTACCACCTTTGGTAACTTTAAGCAAAGGACCAGTATCAAACAAAGCATCAATGGTGTCTAAGTCTGTGTTGATCTTAGTACCCCAAGTATCGCTAGAAGCACCTACTTCTGGTTTAGTAAGACTTAAATTTGTGGTTGTGGTATCAGCCATAATGACCTCTTAATTTACTGTTGTCCAAGTTTCTGATTGATCTGAAACATCAGTCCAACTCTCAGAAACGTCTGTAATTGTTGTCCAAGTTTCTGCAATATCATCTTCATTTTCCCATTTACGTCTACCAGATGCGGTAACAGTAGATAAGGCAGATGAATTTGCTGATGCTAGATATACAGCCACACCATTAGCGGATACTGTACTTTCTGGGAATATAACAATTATCGTAGAAAAAACACTTACTGCATATGCAGTAGCATTGGAAACTGATTGAATATCTGCTCTTCCACCTGCGCTGTAATTTGCACTAGTTGCAACTGTAGAAGTTGTAGCACTTGTGGCACTTGCTGCTCCTAAATAGATAGCACTAGCAGTAACTGAAGTAACGGCATCTACATTTGCAGACGCATCTTTAAAGCCACCAACAAGTGACGAAAAAGGAGCTTCAGATAGTGCGTAAAAGCCAAACATTATTTAAGATGTCCGTTTCCAGCCAACCATGCAAACAAAGCTACTGTCCCTAGTCCAACTACCCAGAAGAACTTTTTAACAATGCTTTCGCCAATGCTAATATAAACATTCTCTATTACTTTTTCAGTAACCTTTTCAACTAGAAGCTCTAGTTGCTCATCAGTAAGTACAATATTATTTGCCATGATTAAAAGGTTATGGAACCT